CACATGCCTCGGCGATCGCACAGATATCCTTGTACTTGGGGATTCTGCTGATTGCGGCGTTCTCCCACGCTGCCACCGACATGTGGGACCTTCCTATCCGTTCGGCAAGCTCCATCTGCGTAAGGCGACCTCTAGGATTGTCTCGACGTGCAGAGCGAAGCCAGAGCTTCAACGCATTGCGCGAAGCCCGGGAAGGCGCAACCGATCCTTCTGGTGCATTGATGTCCAAGACGGCAGGGGAAAGATATTCAGCGGCCCGTACTACAAGATCGTGGGCCGGGTAGCCGGTAGCAGCGGAGATCCTACTGATCTCCTCTGGTAGAGGAGTCTCTTGGCAATGCGAGCTGAAGAGCTTGACGAGGCGCTTCCTCAGGATTCCCGTCTTCGCATGAATATCCGAGATCCCTTCGGATCGTTGCAGCGAGAGCGACATCCAGTTCTTGATGATCTCTACAGCGGACTCGCCTGAGAGCTCTTCAACTTCGGTACCGATCCATCCGTCGAGCACAGCCCCTCCCTCGCCGCCCATGCCTGCGCCACACCCTGGCGCCCCGCAGATGACTATGGCGCGCCGTCTGCGGACTGTCCACCTCTGCGCCTAGATGCGAGAACTTAGGCGCCTATGGTGCCCTCGAGCGCAATGAAGCGCGCTAATCAGCCCCCCCCTTCTGTCGGTTGGCCGTTGCCAGGCGCAGTTCAGCCCTTGGAGCCAGAGCGCGATTGTGGGTCGCCCCAGTAGTTGAGTTGGATATGCGCCACTGAATTTGGGGCATCCTGTCCTTGAGTCGGACAGAAACGGGGGGGGACTATCCGCAGCTCATCGACGATGAGGCGCCTTGTCCGGCGTACGCGGAACTCGGGGAGCATTGTCCGTAGTTCGAGCGACGGACATTCCGCCCGATTCGCGCCACCAACTACGGATATTCAATGGCTTGCGAGTGAGGCGAATGTTCCCCGTCAATCAATGGCTGCGGCTATGGCTCGGCTCTTGCCTGCCTGTTCGTTCCCCCGACAAGGACGAACTCGCAGCATGATCAAGATTGATCCCCACGAACGCATAGATCTAACCGGCCCTTGGGCCGGTTTCGGCTTTCAGGGCGGCCACATGTTCACCCCGGAGGGTCACCAGCTGGATCCCTGCGACATGGCCTGGTGGTCGCTGACCTGCAACATCGCCCGGGAATGGCGGCTGATGATGGCTGAGGCCCGAATGGAAATGACCGCCCGTGCCACAACGAAATCCAGCGTCATCTACCTTGCTGATGCCCTCAGAAATCGCCGAGAACGGCGGTTGGACGCGGGTGATGGCGGTTCCGACGCCGAGCCGTCCAATGTGGTCTACATGAGTCGTGGGCCGAGGCCTCGCCAGCGCGTGTGAGGCGCTTCCGTAGGGGCGCTGCCCCTACACCCCTTAGAATGGCCACCGGATTGCTTGGGGGTGCCATAGATGGCGAGTTCGACGGGATTGGTGTGGAAAGTGGCGCTCGGCGTGTTCTTGGGCGGCAGCGCGTTGCTCTTGGCAACCTGCGGTGTCCTGGGCGTGGCCGGAGACGCGGCAATGAAGGAGCAAGAGCGTGCCGGTGAGGCCCTCGCACGCCAGATGTACCCGGAGGTGCCGATTGGCGAAGTGCGCAATAAGCGCGAGGCCGCAGAACAGGCCGCAAGGCCCAAGGGGCTTCCGCCGGGTCACCGTTGCATCAATGGCCAGACGTTCCGTCGAATCGAAAATGGTTGGGTGCAGGTTTCCTCAACCTGCACCCCGTGACGCGTCACACTAGTTTCCGCTATAGCGATTCTGCACCGACTCAGGGAACGTTGACATAGGCCGCTCACCAACCGCAATTACGGTGCCGGCAAAACCACTTGGCTGTGTGTTGGGCGGTTGCACACCAGCAAGCTGGGTAGTAGCACCAGAATCAATCTGGCGGGGCGAGCGGTAAGGGTTGTAAGCGGGGCCATCGCGTGCGATCGCAACGCACACTGGCAACCTGACCTTAGCCTTGGTGCCCTGCTCTGTGACGCAAGTACACGTGGTGTCGGCATCCGTGGTACCGGAAGCCATGCAGTAAAGCTCAGGCTGAGATTGAACGGACCTGTCATCGAACGCCGGGGCAGACCATGGCTGAAACTCAACACGTGGCGTGTGACGTGCAATGTACTCCTCACGGGTGAAGGGCCGTGCCGCCGGCCCGCCCGCGCCCAAGGGCGCCAGGGCTCCAGCCGCCGGCAAAGCACCGGCCCCCTCCTCTACCTTCTTTGGTGTCGATGGCGGCTTGATCAAAAACGCATAGATCATCCACACGCTAAGAATCATAGCGGCGGTAACGGAAAGCGCCTGCCAGACCTTCTTTGGCACCTTGAACTTGTGACTAGCCGTGTGCAGCGTTGCACTGCGATAGCGGCTATACAGCGCCTTCGGGTAGGCCCAGATTTCTTCCTCGGCCTTGTCGCGCACCTTTTCATCGTAGGGATCGCTTTGGACGCGCGACCACGTAAGCACGCCTGCCCGCTGCATGCCGAACGAACGATTCATGTGCGTGTGCGAGCCTATGAGCGTTCGCACTTGATGGTGAATCTTGTTCGGCCATTGCGTGACGAACACAAGATCGAAACCACGATGCCGATGCGTGGACATAGCACGAATGCGCGGGTCATCGGATTCGCCCGGCTTGCCCGTGGACGGGAACAACTTGCCGTAGCGCTCAAGCCCTTGAGTGTTGCCATCGGAATGCGCTTCGTCATAGATCACGAAAGAGCCATCCGGCAGCTGTGTCCAGTCGTTGTGCTCTGGCAGCTTCTCCATCCAAGGGAAGGCGTCTGCACCCTCCTCCGCCGTTGCGGCCGCGATGTTGGTAAAGAAGCGGCGCGGCTGCGCTTTGCCTTCCTTGACCTGCTGCTGGTTCTGTTCGTAGAACTCCAGCGCCATGGCCATTGCGCGAAGGGTCTTGCCGTTACCCGGCTGACCCGAAATCAGATACATCATTTGGACGCTGCCTTCTGAATGGCGACCTTGCCCGCATCAATGACCACCTTGGTCACGATGGCGGAGCCGATCATGGTGATGGCCTCTCCTGCCCCGGCCATGAGCATTACGTTCGCGAGATCCGCGGCGATGCCCGCCCACTTTTGCGTAATGAGGTTCAGTGCGCCCTTGACGAGCGGAAGCATGGCTGCGCCTGTGGCAAGGCCAAGACCAGCACCGGTCAGAACGCGAGCAAGGGAGTTGCCCAGGAGTTGAGTAAGAAACGCGGCGAGCCAAGGCATTACTTGCGCACTCCTGAGACGATGTATGCAGCCGCCAGCGCGGCGCAAGCGATGACCAGACCCTTGATCATCAGAGCGAAATCACAGAGCGGTTTGAACTCGAAACTGACGGATGTGGATACGGACCCGACGCCGACAGTGATCGTCTTGGCCGCTGGGCAAGAACCACCGCCAAGACCGCTTGACCACTGACCAAGGTAGCTGCTCGGAATAGGCGGGTCTGCGTAGGGCATCGGAATGTCTCCGGGATACGTCGGGTTTTCGGGAAGGCTGGGGTTCTCGCCGTCACCGTCGCCGTCACCATCGCCATCCTCACCACCATCGCTGTCGCCATCACCATCGCCATTCCCGCCGCCATCACCGTCGCCACCACCATCACCGCCGCCGTCGCCATCTCCACCGCCGTCGCCGCCACCATCGCCGTCACCGCCGCCTGTCTCTCCACCGTCGCCGCCACCATCGCCATCGCCGCCGTCACCAGCAGGCGTGGGCTCGGGAGCGTCTGCGGTCGTACACGTGCCACCAGTGGGGTAATAGCCGATGCCGGACACCGCTTCTGCATCGAGACTGCTCTCATACATGCAGCCCTTGTCACAGACGTTGACGATACCAACGGCGGCAGTACCCTCCCAGCCAAGCTCATAGGCGCGAGCGGAACACATGCCGACGAAATGGAAATCGCCGAGGATGAAAGGCCCCACTTCACTACCCGAAGTGTTTAGGCCCCAGTACTGCAAAAAGTAGTAGCCAGCGCCCGGGACGGACTGCCGAAGATGGCAGACGCGACGGCTTACAGCGCCGATGCTGGAATTAACCGGGGTGATCGACATGCACTCCGCAAACGCCTTGCCCTGATCGCATGACCCGGCCTGATCGCACTGAACCACTTCAGCCTGGGCAACATCGACATGCCCGAACAGGGCAACAAAGCAACACAGGGCCGCGAGCAGGAAGCGCATCCCTCAATCCCCAAATGCTATGTAGAGCGCGGCGGTGCCAGCGCACAGAACGAATAGACCCAGCATCACGAATCCCCCATAGAAAAGGGGCCGGATTGCCAGGCCCCGTGTTACAGCGATCAACCGAAGATCGCACCCTTCAGCCACTTGAAGCCGACCGAGATTGCGGCCGGTGCCAGCTTGGCGGCGCCGATCAGACCCAGAGAAGCGGCCAAGCCGCCGAGGACTTCCAATGCTGCACTTGCGTCGAGATTCATGGTGTTCCCCTTTCGTCAGTTGCGGATGGTTCTGCCTAGTTGCTTGTATGCCCACGCCACGGCGAAGCACACCGCGACCATGGACAGGATTCCCGACACCTCGGCAGTGGTCAGGGCGGGAATATCGGTGCGCGGCACGAAACCAGCCTGCTCACAGGTGCCGGTCTGCTGGTTGAATTGCAGGCATTCGTAGACGTACCGCGCCATGACTTAGGCCTGTGCTGCGGCGCGCGGTGCCACCTTCGGCAGCGGGCGCAGTACGGTGAACTTCGAGAG